CGAAGACACCGGAGTGGGTCTTGTAGCCCAGGGCGCGGGCCACATCTGACATCGACTGGTGCCTGACCATCTCGTCCAGGACACGCAGCTCGGCGGCGGTGGCGAAGGGTCTCAGGTGCTCGAGGTCGAGGTCAGGCAAGATCGCATCCCCTGCAGCCTATGGCAAGGCTCTCATAGCACAGTATGTTTTCTAAAGAAAGTCCTCTGGATCAAGCCCTGCAGCTCGGAAGGCATCCGCGTTCCTCCGGGCCAGCTCGCGCAGCGGGATCTCGTCTCCCTGGCGGTTGACGAAGCGGTCGAGCGTGAGCCCACCCCGGCGGAAGAGCGCCCCTCGGGCCTTGCCCAGGACATCGTCCTGGAACTCCGCCGATTGCCGGGTCAGCCACTCCTGATAGGTCGTGGCACCCGGCACCTGCCCTGTCAGCTCCCGGACGCGACGGCGGGCGAACTGATCGTAGCGGGTCTTGTAGCCCCTGGGCAGGTCGTCTCGCTTGCGGGGGATCGGCGTGATCTTCTCGTCGCGGGCGAACTCCCGGAGCAGCATGCGCGTGGTCGACGCCTTGGCGGGCCGGTCGCCCAGGATGTCAGGTTCCAAGACAGGGACACGCAGCGAGCGACAGTTGAAGTGCAGCGGGGGGATCGGCCCCTCGTTCACAGGGTAGCGCTTCCCATCCAGAGAGCGGCAGACGGGCGTGGTCCGGCTGTCGAGCGTGGCCACATACTGCTCCTGAGAGAACAGGTCCGAGTTGAGCAGGAAGAACTCTCGGCGCGCCGCGTTGGAGAAGTGGTTCACCATGGTGCGAGTGATGGCCTCGGCGTTGCGCCGCGTGATCTGGGTGACCCCATCCACGCCGCGCAGGCGCGCCGTGCCGACCACACGCCGCGCGATCTGGGCACTGTCCTCTCCGGAGATCATACCGACCCGCACCTGCCCCTCGATCCGGCGGAGGTCCTCGTCGGCGATGGAGGCGGCCCACTGGCGCAGGGTGCGCCCCTCAAAGGGGCGGGCCTCCACCAGCGCCCGGAGCTGCTCCGGGGGCGGCAGGACGGTGTTGAGGACCACCGGGGCGACGGTGCTGGCGATCCCCTGGACCAGGGTGGGCTCGCCCTCGGCGATCTCGATGGCCTCCCGAAGCCACTCCTCCGTGATCTCCTCCCAGGCCTTGGTGCGGATCGAGCGGATCGACTTCAGGAGCGTTGTCAGTCGGCGCTCGTCCTCGCCCGTCGTCATGCCTGTCCGTCCCAGGAGGCGGGAGCGGATCTTGTCGGAGATGTCCTCCTCGGTCTCATCCAGCATCCGCTGGATGCGAAGACGAACGTCCTCCGACATCCTGAGAAGCAAGATCTGGTGCCGAATGAGCGCGTCGAGCATGGCCTCGTTGGCAGTCATCGACGCGGCGAGCAGCCGGAGCGCCTGGGCGCTCTCCAGGGAGATGGAGATCTCTGTGCCACGAACGGTGAAGAGCACGGCTATGGCCGCCTCCTCCACGATCCGGTTGGCCTCGTCGCGCAGATCTATCCGCGCGGTCGACCCGTCACTGAAGAAGGCCGTCCGCGTCTCGAGATTTACTGAGATGAGCCGGGGCTCTGCCATGCATCAGAGTCCTCCGGAGGCTCCGGGAGCGGCCCCCGCCTGGGCGGACCCACCGCTCATGTCGCCACCCGACGGTGGCAGCTCGCCCATGCTGATGAGATTGAGCAGCGGCTCCTCGGACTCGATCTCGGCGATCTCCTCGTCGTAGTCCAGGCGGGTGAACCCGCGATCCTTGAGCACAGCGTGGAAGCTCTTGCGGCTGAGAGGCGCTCCCATCGACCGAGCGCTGGCCAGCTCGACGATGTCGCGCGGGCCAAAGGCCAGGTCGCCGAACTGGAGGTTGGGCTCGACCCGGACAGCGTTCTCGTCCGCGCCGAGCCAGCGCGCGGCCATCTTCAGCTGGCGCTCAAGACCCATGGCCCCTGAGATGGCGATGCTGTTGAGAGAGGCGGTGATCGAGGCGATCCGCGTCTGGAGGGCCTCGCCGCTCTCGATGGCCTTGGACTTGGCAGTGGCCAACTGCCCAGCCCGCTGGGCAGCCATCGCGCGGTCGGTCTCGAGCGCCTGGCGCTGCTCGGACAGACCCTGAGACTGCACCCCGACATACTTGGCGTCGGCGTTGGCGGGCAGGTTCAGAATGGCCCCCGCGCCGACCCGCTCCCCGTCCTCACCGGTATCCGGGGCTCCGATGGTGACGAATGTGTCCTGGCCCTGCATGAACAGGTTCTGGCGATAGTCCGCCTCGCCCCGGTAGATCGTCATGCACAGCCGTGCCAGCCCAAGGAGGGGCGGTCGGTCGGGCTCGGGAAGGTTGTCCCGCGTATTGATGAAGGTGAAGGGGATCTCATTCAGCGTCCGGCCCCGGATGGCGGGGTTGCGCAGCGCGGTGGGCAGCTCCTTGTCCCGCTCGGAGCTGGCCTGGCCATAGACCCCAGTCGGCTCGTTGCTGGCGAGACTGCCCAGGGATAGCAGGCGATAGCGCTCGACCCACTCCCAGTCCAGGTCTGGCATGCGCTGGAAGCGGCTCTCGTCCAGCACGACCAAGTTCAGGACGGTCCGGTCGGTCTCGACCAGGTTGACGTCCCAGTTGATGATGGCCTCGGCCCGGTAGAGACTGAGGTAGAGCTTGGGCGCGCCGGTCGTCGGCACCTCCGGCAGGTCCAGAAGCAGACCCAGTCGCCCGGTGATCAGCTGCTCCTCGTTGACGCGGCGCAGCAGGTGCTCCAGGTTCTCACCCTCGGAGGAGGCCCGCTCTCGCAGGAACTCCAGCTGAGAGGGCAGCTCGATCTTGGGAGGCCGCGCGTGCATCAGGCCCAGCATGTGGCCCACCGCCTCGGCGACGAAGTCCGGATAGACCGCCCGCGTCTTGTAGGCGGCGTATGCCATGTAACCCGGTGAGTTGAGCTGAGACATTCCATCGTGCACCATGCCCGATGTGGCAGGCAGGTAGACCTGGGACCTCTCCTTGACGGCCCGCTCCCCGGCCACGCTGTCGCGCAGCAGCTCCCAGTCGGGAGTGTGCCGCGTGTAGGAGGGGTGCCTTGAGTCGAGTGCCATGCCCGTCCCTTACCTCAACTAGTGCATTCCAACAAGCGTCCCGCCGCGAGTGCGCAGGTTCATCTGGCGAACCCGATAGCGGGCCTCGTCGGCGATGTGGTCCTCGGCGTCGGTGTTCACATCGTCCAGGTCCTTCTCATCCCGTGGGATGTTGGGCACCGTCCGGAGAAACTGCCTGCACGTGTTGAACACGAACAGGCCCGGCAGCTCCCTGGGCAGCCGGACCACCGTGCCATCCTCGAGCTTGCGAGTCAGCGGGGCCGCGTTCTTCATGGCCTCCCGCATCTGCTCCCAGCCGTTTCGGCGAGAGCCAGCCGACTTGTCGGCGCGGGTCCACTCGACCCCCTTGTAGGTCTGACCGTTGCCCAGGCGGACGCGACGTGCCATGTCAACCGCGATCGAGGAGCCGTTCTCGGTGTCGAAGATCGAAGTGTCCGCCGGTCCCGCGCGCACTCGGCACGCCCCGCTGCCGGGGTCGCGCCACCCCCACTGCAGCTCGCGCTCCACGATCCCACGCGCCACGTCGCGCGCCAGCATCTTGAGACCCTCGTTGGGCTTCCCGGTCCAGCCATACCACTCGGCCACGCGGAAGATGTCGCCGCGCACCGTTGATCGGATGGTTCCGTCTGCCATTCTGACATCGGAACCGTCCGACTCAGCCCACCACCCCACAGAGAAGGGCCGCGAGCTGCCCCAGTCGAAGGACCGGGTGATCCGCCACTGGGACGGGATGGCGAACGGAGCGACAACATTGACCCGCTCGCTCCACACGTCCCCGAACATGCCGCCCGAGGCGATGTCCCAGCTGCCGGACAGCCACGCCTTGGCCATCTCGGGGTTGGACGCCGAGGCGATGATGTTTCGCTTGTAGTTGGGATCCGCCCTGAGCAGGATCAGGTTCTCGTCGATGTGGCCATGGATGGCGGCGCGGGGCGGCTCGGCCCGCCCCTCCGCGTCCTCCGCGTCCTCTATGACGATGGTCTTCCACCACTGCCCCTCCAGCCGGTAGCGGTCCTTGATCCAGGAGTGCCCCGGCCCGTAGGGGTTGGTCGTGGCGCGGATCTTCCTGGGCACCCCCGGTGTCGAGCATCGGTTGGTCGAGAACATCGCCTTGAAGCACGCGTCGTCCGCCCAGTTGGACAGCTCCTCCCATCCGATCCAGGGATACTCGTGGCCGTGATAGTTGTTGTAGTCCGACCTCTTGCTCATGTGCCGCAGGAGCAGCCGCTCCCCATCCGGCCAGGTCCACTGCATCTTCGTCTGGTTGAACTTGGCCCCCGGGAACATCCGACGGAACCACTTCTCGCTCTTCGCCTGCACGTCGGCCAGCTGCGGATAGCTCTGGCGGAACAGGATCCCGGCCCAGGCGGCTCCGTGGCCCTGCCCCACATGCTGCGCGAAGTCCATCAGCAGCGCGTCGGTCTTCCCCGGACCCCGCGTCCCGTGGTAGAGAACCTCCGGCAGCGGGCACGCGAGGAAGGATGTCTGCGACCCCGGCTGCGGGGCCCAGATCACGTCGCGCCCGTCGACCTGGTCGAGGGGGATGTCGGGTGTCTCCGCCCGCGCCGCCTCCAGGCGGCGCTCGAACTCCCGCTGCTCGTCGGGAGGAGGAGCCAGATCCTCGTCTGCAATCATGTCAGGCTCGTGTCGCCGGTCGCGGCGTGAGGCTTCCCCAGCTCCGGGCGAACAGGCTCGCGGCCTGGGTGAGCCACTCGGCCATGAGATGCATTGGCATCGTCCCGTCGCCGCGCCGCTCGGCCTCGACGATCGCCACGTGGGCGTTGTCGACCGTCAGCCACATGACCCCCTCGTCGTCCTGGCAGAGTCTCAGCGTGGCAATGTGCTGCATGCTCAGACCCTCTCGCCCTCCAGGAGAACCCCGTCAGTCGGCGTCGGTCGCTCCGCGTTCCGCGCCCTCTCCTGGGCGATCCAGTCCTGCGGGCTCATCTGCGCCGGGGCGACGAGCACACCGACCGTGCCGTTCACCGTCGTCTCGGAGCGATCCTTGTACTCCGGGTCGTATCTCTTGAG